CTGCTATCGTTGAGGCTATTGCCGACAAGAAAGCACAGGAACGTTCTTCTGACATTGATAACCGCCTCAAAGAGATTGAAGCTCTCAGGGTACAAGCACGTAAAGATAAAGCAGAAGCTGAACTTATGGCGCTGCACCCTGACTTTAAGTCTATCCGTTCTGATGATGCATTCCACGATTGGGCAGAGGATCAGCCTAAGTGGGTGCAGGATGCATTGTATGACAACCTTGATGACGCTAAGGCAGTGTCTCGTGTTATTGATTTGTACAAGGCAGACAAGGGCTTCAGTACCAAGAAAGCAGATGAGTATGACAAGGATGTAGCATCCTCTGTTCGTACTAAGCGTAATACACAACCTAACCATGATGAGACTACTGGCTACTTCCGTGAGTCACAGGTAGCTAAGATGTCTATCAAGGAATACGAAAAGCGCATGGATGAGATCATGGATGCTCAGCGCAAAGGCAAGTTTATTTATGATATGTCAAAGAAATAGATTGACAACGGTATAATCATAAGTAAAACTATAGCATATACACAGACGTATAACGTGTGTATGCTTTTAACTAAGCACTAACGCCACATAAGAACTACCCAAAAGTAAAGGCCCAGCGCTAATAGGACGGCCATCCTTACAGCAAAGCTGACTACCCTTGAACGATTGGCCTCTTTCAGTGGATATGTAGTGTCTAATATTCACGCCATATCTTTGAAAGGAAATACACTATGGCTATTACTTCCGCTTCGGGTGGATTCAACGGGAACTGGTCCCCGGTAATCTACTCCAAAACCGCCCAGATTGCTCTCCGCAAGACGGCTGTTACCAATGCTATCACCAACAACTCGTACTTCGGTGAGATCGCCAACCAGGGTGATACTGTTCGCATCCAGAAAGAACCGGATGTGACCGTTAACGCTCTCCAGCGTCACACTGGTATTTCGGTTGAAAAGCTTGACGACCAAGACTTCTCGCTGGTCATTGACAAAGCTAACTACTTCGCATTCAAGATGGATGACATCGAAGAGCAGTTCTCGCATGTTGACTTCTCGTCGCTTGCAGCTGATCGTGCAGCCTACAAGATGGCTGATAAGATGGACGAAGAAGTTCTCGGCTACCTGTCGGGTTACGCTGGTGGTGCAGGCTCGTGGGCAGTTAACACGACTGCTTCGGGTGACAAGGCTAACTCGTCGGCTGGTACTGACGAACTCCTTGCAGCTAACAAGCTTGACGCAACCGACTTCGGCAACCTGACCATCTCGGCAACTGCAACCGCTGGCGATGCAATTCCGCTTGCTCCCCGCCTGCCTGGTGCAACTGCTCTGTCGGCAACCACTGTTTCGCCGCTTACGGTTATCGCTCGTATGGCTCGTCTCCTTGACGTGCGTAACGTTGATTCCCGTGGCCGTTGGATCGTTGTGGACCCGGTGTTTGTTGAACTCCTCAAGGACGAAGACTCCCGCCTGATGAACGCTGACTTCGGTGGTTCGGGCCTCCAGAACGGTCTCGTGCTCAACAACCTGCACGGCTTCCGTGTGTACGTGTCGAACAACCTGCCGTACCTCGGCACGGGTGCTGGCACCTCGGGTACCACTGCACAGAACGACAACTACGGTGTTATCGTTGCTGGTCAGGACGACGCTGTTGCATCCGCTGAGCAGATCAACAAGGTTGAGTCGTATCGTGACCCGGATTCCTTCGCAGACATCGTACGTGGTATGCACCTGTACGGTCGTAAGATCCTGCGTCCGGAAGCGCTTGTCACGGCAAACTACAACGCTGCCTAATTAAAACTAGTGGGGGTATCCTTTAATTAGGGTACCCCTCTATTAAAGCTACCTGCAGGAATATCCTTATGGCAACCTATGTTGATCTCGTCAATCAAGCACTACGCCGTGTCAATGAAGTTGAGCTTGACATTGGTGGTGATGGCTTTGGTTCTGCTCGCAACCTTCAAGCTTTGGCTAAGGATGCTATCAACTCTTCTGTGCGTGAAATCCTGCAGCTTGCACAAGAGTGGCCCTTTACTCTTACCACATATACGCAAACCCTCACTGCGGGTACGGGTGTGTATGCCTTTGCGGCAGATGCATCTAAGGTAGACTGGGATACGTTCTACATCAAGCGTCTATCTGCTAAGGGTAACACACCTGAGAAGCTCCCTGTAATCACGTATGAGGATTACCTTCGTTACCACCGCACGAATGAAGACACTGGTGGTACGGATGCTTACAATGTTCCGGTTAAGGTGTATCAGACGCAAGACATGAAGTTTGGTGTTACTCCTTTGCCTGATGATGCATACGAGATTGAGTATCGCTACTGGGCATATCCGGCTGACATGAGTGTGTATAACGATACCTGCATCATCCCTGATCGTTTTAACACTGTTGTAGTAGATGGTGCAGTGATGTATCTTATGCGCTTCCGTGCTAATGAACAGAGTGCTGCACTGCATCAGCAGAAGTTTGAAGACGGTATGGATAATATGCGTCGTCTCCTTCTTGATGCTCCTATGTATCTTACTTCCACCGTGATTGCTGGCAGACATTTTAATGGACAAGCAGGTGTCAAGTAATGGC